ATGGAAATCACAAGAACGGCTCTTTATATAAGAGTTTCAACTGAGGAGCAGGCACTGCACGGGCTGTCGCTTGAAGCACAGCAGATGGCACTTGAACAGTACGCGCACAAAAACGGGTATAAAATCATAGGCACATACATAGACAGTGGCAAAACCGCCCGTAAGTCTCTCAAAAGCCGCACGGAGTTACTGCGCTTGATTGAGGATGTGAAGTCCGACAAAGTGGATCTGATTATATTTACCAAACTTGACCGTTGGTTTCGAAACATCAAGGACTACTATAAAGTGCAAGAGGTACTCGAAGAGCATAATACCAACTGGAGAACGATTTTCGAAAACTATGACACCTCAACGGCAAATGGCAGACTGCACATTAACATCATGTTGTCGATAGCTCAGGACGAGGCAGACAGAACAAGCGAGCGAATAAAAGCCGTATTTGCAAGCAAATTGGAGCGCGGCGAGGCATCAACCCCCAATCTGCCGATAGGATACAAGCTTGTAAACAGCAAGATTGTAATAGACCGAGAACGCGCTCCTATTGCCATTGACCTGTTTGAGCATTACAGACTGCATCAGTCACAACGCGCCGCAGGAAAAGCAATGGTTGATATGCACAATGTTCACCTGCACCCGTACACTGTAAAGATGATGCTGACTAATCGCATATACATCGGCGAATATCACGGCATCAAGAACTTTTGTGAACCGCTTGTAAGTGAAGAACTGTTTGATTATGTGCAGACGGTCATCAAGGATAGAAATATAAAGTCAACTCCGTCGAAGTACACCTTCATTTTCTCCGGTCTGCTTGTGTGCGCCGAATGCGGCTGTCATATGAGCGGAAACGCGCAAATGAGGACATATGCGGATGAGGTCAGGCACTACTATGTTTGCTACCGATGCAACCGCCATTTTTCAAACGGCATATGCCCGCACAATCGTTCAATGGGTGAGCTGAAAATGGAAAGCTTTTTGCTTGACAACATTGTGCCGGAGATTGAGAGATACACTTGCTCTTTTGCCACCGAGCAGAAAAAGAAAAAATCGCCGAAGATAAATAAAGCCGCAATTCGCCACAAGCTTGACCGCCTGAAGGAGCTATACATAAACGACCTGATTGATCTTGACACGTATAAAAAAGATTATGCTGAACTCAATGAAAAGCTAATGGCCGTAGAAACGCCCGAACCCAAAAAGGATTTCACTCCGTTCAAGCGCTTTTTGAGAAAGGATTTTAAGGAAATGTATGCAACCCTTGACAATGAGGGTAAACGCATACTGTGGCGTTCTGTGATTAAACAAATTAATGTCGACAAGGATAATAACATAAAGATCGTTTTTTTGTAACCAAAAGTATACCAACTATAGGTATCCAAATGCATAACAATAGTTAGTATACTTTTTGTGGAGATGGATAATAGTGCAGACTGCGGGCAAATGCCCCGTCTACACTATTTCCCGCAAGAAAATCCCCGATTTCCACAAGCGCATACTCCGACAAATCCCGTACAAATGCAGAAAAAAAATTTTTGCAAAACCTATCGACATACTCACCAGAGTATGATATAATAGATACAGAAGGTGAGGTGAGGCAAAAATCCCATATATCAAAAATAATCGAGGAAGGAGGAAAGACGGTGGCTAAAAACAAAAAGAAATCCACCAAGCTCAAAGAGATCGTAACCGGAGCCTTGGTGGACTTCATAGTAGGGCTACTGCTGATAATCATCGACAAGGTGATGAATTAGCGGTAGCGGGGAAGAGGCGGAAGCCCCTTCCCCATAGCCCCATTATATCATGTTTTTACGTCATTGTCAATATGCTATGACAATTTTAAGCGTAATAGGAATAGCATTAATTATATTGGCTGTAGCTAAAATAATTTATGTGCTGATTAAGAGTAGGAGGAAATAGCATGACAGACGAACCAAAGCGAAAAACAACCACATCATGGCAGGTCAAGGCGCGGTATAACGCCAAAGCATACGACAGAATAACGATAACTGTCAAAAAAGGCGAAAAGGCTGTAATAGCCCAAAGAGCCGCCGACAAGGGCATGAGCATCACAAAATATATCACAGACCTCATATCAAAGGATATGGAGAATGACGCTTGACGCTCAAAAACAGGGGGTTCGCATGCCCCCTGTTTTAATCCCCGTACAGGCACTCACATCATCCGAACACGCCGTCACGGTCAAGCACCGTGAATACGCGCATCATGTCGTTAGTGAGCATAAGCTCTCCGTTTTCGTTTCCCTGCAAAAGTCCCTTGCCAACAAGCTTTTGAATTGTGGGCTTGTAGTCCTTATTCATGTTGTTGTCAATATAATTATAGTACCCTGTCCGCTCTGCGACCGTCGATTTCAGCTCCGAGTGTGCCTGTTCCAAGCTCTCAATAGCCGCCTTTAATTCTTCATACTGTGTCATGGTTAAATCCTCGCTTTCCGCTATAGTCCAATCCGGGCGGCAAAACTTCGTACCCGGCAGACTGCTGTTGTAGTATCTTTTGGAAAACACACCGCCGCCGTTTGCGACAATGCCGCTAGAGCCTGATGTATTCCCCTCTATCGTCGTAAAATAATCGCCGCTAACGCTTCTTACAATGCCCGTGTGTGTAAATGTGCCGTTACGCTTGAATATGACAATATCACCGCGCTCAGGGTTCGCATGGAGTTCAAATAGCTCCGCCATAGTCGGGCAATAAACATACGGATAATGTTTTAAGAGTTTCGCCGCTTTTTCCTGCCCGAATGCTTTCACAAAACACCAGGTGACGAAACAAGCGCACCATGGTTCGCCCTGATACGACGGTTTAATGTCGCGCCAGTACTTTGTGTAATTGGCACTTCCCGCGTTGCCCGTTTTGCTGTCGAGGTTGGCATTGCTTGCCTTTTCAAGATAACCGAGTTCATCCTCGGCAATTGCCAGAACCTTATCAATCGCACTCATTCTCGTCACCTTCTTCAAGCTCCGGCAGACCCGCCACACTCGTCAGGAGTGACAAAATCCCCGCCAGTACAGCCGCAGACACTGCCGTAATCCAGTCCACTTCATTCAAAACCGCCGTTGTGCCGATTGTCGCGGCTGCTGTTTGCGCCGTCGTTTTAATCGCGCGGATACCCGCCGCCTTAATCCAACTTTTCATTATGTATCAATCCTTTCCGAAATATCGTCAATCTGATGTTGATGTGATCGCACCGTATTTTCGAGAACCGCCATTCTTTCCACCAAATTATTATGTTTTTCAACCTTGCGTTCCAACTGCTCAATGCGATATAATGTCTTGCTGCTCGACATTATACCCGCGATAAGTGATCCGCCCAAGGTGCCTATAAGTGATAAAATTGCTACAATTATTGTGCTTTCCAATGCCTTTACCTCATCATTCCGAAGGAATTGTGACCCCTGCAGCCGTCAGCGCATTTTGCAGTTCCGTTGACAACATATTCCACGTTATTGTGCCGTCAGCAATTTTTCCGCCCGAGAATGCGACGGGTTCACCGTTTATGTACTCATATTCGGTGTAATTGCCGTCGTCCCCGAGTATCAAATATCGCACATTCTCCTTTGCGTCAAACAATGATGTTATTTCGATGTTGTCTATGAACAAATCTGTGGTGGTTGACCATACATATGCTTCAAACCCGGTTATGCCCGTCACGGTTGTATCTCGAAAATCGATTGTGCCTGTCTTAAGAACCGTTCCATCCGAACGGCTTGCTATGGTGTAGGTTACCGTTTTGGCGGTAAAATCAATTGCCGCTTTGACGTGTTTCCATCCCGAAAGCGATACCGTGCCGTCCGCACCGTAAACTGTCAGCGTACTGCCGTCTTTTGTGCCTATCGAAAAAGCGCATCCTTCGGATGTGTAGCTTGAACCCGTCGATGCTCCGGGACGCTGCGATAAATCGGCAAGACCTATTTGCCAACGCCCCGAAAGGCTTGCGTCGAACTCGACAATCATCGATGCTGCGCCTGTCATTACGTCAGAACAATCAAGCGTGGCATTTCGATATGTATTGCTGTTTCCGCTGACGGATATTTTCTGATAATATCCGCTGTATTCCGAATCGGTCTCATAGGCTTCAGCCGTACAGGCTGTTCTGTATCCGTTGACAAACCTAGAAGCCTGATCCTCAAAATTGTATGCGGCAGCCTTTGACGGCAACGCCGACACAACAAGCGATTCAAGCTTATCCGGAACACGTTCTTTGGGAATATGTCCGTTTGCATCCATCATTTGATAGTCGTACACCTGAAGGGTTTTCTCGTTGGCATTGATACCCTTACCTAATTGGATGTTGTCCAGCTCGTAATGTTGTGCATCCGGGCCGCAAATTGCACCTTGTCCGCCGGCAAATCCATTCTGCGCCTTTGCGCCGTCACCGACAGCACCGCCACGAAGCGCAAACGAAGCCGCGCCTATCGCACCGCCTTGTGCCGCGCTCGCACTGGCTCCTCCCGCAAATCCCGTTTTGGAATATGCCGCAGCACCGACAGCTCCGCCTTCGGTGGCTGACGAGTTAAGCCCCATCGCACCGCCGGATGTGGATTTCGCGCCGTCACCGACTGCGCCGCCCGAGTCTGCACTTGCAGTATCTCCCCCGGCAAACCCATCTACTGAATATGCCGAATAGCCGACAGCACCGCCCATAAGTGAAGCTGCTCCGATACCACCGTAAAATCCCCCGCCCGATGAGCCGATTCTATGCCACTCCGACCATTCCGAACCCGACATAAATCTTCGGTAAATGGAGTGATCCAAAGAAAACAGTATTTGCAGTTTTCCGCTTTCCTCAAGATTGTAAACCAACAGCAAACCACCTTTTTTAAACGGTGCTTCGGCACTTGACGAACCCCAAATGCTATACAACCTCGGTTTACCGATGTCCGTTATTGCGTCTGCGGCGGCTTGAGTATTGCAGCTGCCATATAGAGGAAGTTCGGAATCTTCGGCGAGAATTTTTTCCCATGTATTGCTGCCGTTCCATCTGTATGTTGAATCGGCTGCCGCCACATACACCATCGTACCCTGTTTGACATCCATAGCCGTCATTTCATCATATGTTGCGGCAACAAGTACTCCTTGCCCTGCCTCGTCGGCAAGCTTTGCCGTAGTTATAGCCCCGTCCGCTATCTTTGCCGTTGTTACGGCTGCGTCGGCAAGCTTTGCCGTAGTTACAGCCGCATCTGCCGCAGTCTGTGCGGCATTTACGGCGGACTGAAGTTCGTTTATCGTCGAATCAAGTATATCGCTGTTGTCGTTCATATCCTCGACGTTGTACGTGTCCGCACCGTCGGGTTTCTTCAATTTCAAATTGGTTGTCTTTGTCATACTGTCACACTCCTTCGTTAAGCTGCTTGTGCGTGTATCCCGCCGTATTCAAAGCGTCATGAGTAAAACCGCGCATAGCCAATGATGCATATGTGTTATTGGTTTTCACGTCCTCAAACGCATTGTCTATCACACGAACCTTGATATTCGCCTTAAAACTTCCGTCGAATATCAATTCACGCTCCAATATCAGCGCAAGCTTGTATGTGCTTTGGTCATCGTCATCCGACACCGATAAATACACATAATCGCCTACATCCCATGCGGGATCGGCTCTCATATACAGCTCATATATATCGCGGTTGCCGTAGTATTTCTCGATTTTGTCGGTGTCGGCGGGCATGATGTAAGGGTTGGT